CGAAAGAAGAAAATCAAGCATTGCTGGCAAAAGATGTGCTAGTGAGGAATAACGAATTTCTTGCATCCAGATTTGGAGAACAAGGAGTTAGGCCAATATCTTCAATTCAAGACATGATTAGTCTTGGGTTAGCTCAAGATGAAAAAACGCTAACCCCAGAGGGGCGTAGATATAAAGCATTAGTTGATAAGGGGTTCGTTAATAGGGATGGATCAATGACAACTAAGGGCGAGGCGTTTACCGCAAGTCGTGATGAAATTGTAGATTCATCTACATGGTATGATAACGGGATGAGGGATGAAGACCTTGATGAAAAGAAAGCTGAAATGCTTGCAATCAGGGATGCTAACAAACTTGACGAGGAACCGTCAAAACCATTTCTGGAAACATTCAAAGAACTTGGTGAGGGTGCTGTTGAATTGGTTAAAGGAGCCTATGACATCGGGGGAAATCTGCCCCCATTAGCTTTAATTAGTGCTGCCGTTGGTCAAGGTGAATCAATAGATGAAAAAATAGCAGAAACCGCCGAGTTTGCTGACAAGTTTATAGAGAACTCGACTGTCGGTTCTGCTAAACTTGGAAGATTCTTGGGTCGTGGTGGTGTCGCTATTTCCGAGGCTACTGGACTAATGTCGCCAGAAGAGGCCGACAAATACAACAAGAAACGAAATCTTGGATTGGCTTATGTTAAAGACGCTCAAGAGAAACTTGATTCCGTTGAGGTTGCCAGTTTTGTTAAAGCTGGCGAAGTTGTTACTAATGCACTAGATGCAAACCGCAATCAATATATTGAAGAGTTTGGAGCGGAAGAAGGAGAAAAGAAATTTCAAGAGAATTTGAGCGGTGCGGGTTTAGTTGCTGGAACTATTGCAGATCCTCAAGGTATTGCTGTTGGTCTAGCCACGGCCGGACTCGGTTTTGCAACTCAAGTAGTAAGAGGTGCTAACGCGGCAAGAAAAGCCAGAAAAGGCATTGAGATTATCAATCACGGAAGGGAATTAAACGCAGCAAGAACAACCGTGTTTGCCAACGCCGCTAAACTATCCGATGAGACGGCGGCTGTATCTGGTCAACTTGACGATGCGCTTCGCATTGGAACTACGGGAAAAGCAACAGAACTGACTAAAAGGCTCGATGATTTAACGGCTCAATCGCAAGCCGTACAAACCCGCCTTGGCATTATTGATGACGGCATCCAGAATGTAAGTAAGACTGCTAATCAGCTTGAGATTGGTTTGGATACAGCTAAAACAGCGGGTGATGCTGTTCGAGCCGTGGCATCTGGGGCAACCAAAGGCATGGCAAACGGTGCGGAAAAACTTGGAAATGGTGTTGCTCGCGTTAATGGCTTCTTGAGAAAAGTGGAGAGAAGTGTATTTAGATACAGAATCCCATCTCTAATTGCTACAACGCTATCCATTCCTTTCCCACAGGCGGCAGCAGGATATGTCGGAGCAAGACTTGGATTGATGGCTTCGGTTCCAGCTCTTCGCAAGATGTCAAAATTTGGCAATGCGGTTAGCGAGGAATTGCTTGAAAGAAGCAGCTCAACGCCATTCTTTCGCCGTTTAGCCGCAAACGAAAGCGTTGGCGGTATTGGTAGGGCTGTAGCGACACTTGGTGACTACTCCACGCCGCTAGTGCGAGGGTTTGCGAGCATGGCTAAGGGTACTGCTCAAGCTGCACCTGCAACGCTGTCATATAACGCTATCAACTCTCAAGGCATTGACGAGAACACGCTTAAATATGCCGCCCGTGATGCTCTGGTATTTGGTGGACTTGGACGAATCCTTGGTGGCAAGAAGGATATGGAGCAGGTCAACATTGACCAAATGACCAACTATCGAAACAAGTTGGATGCTGACCAAATAGCCGCATTCGATGGGCTAAAAGATCGTGATTTTAGGTACGCGCTTTCTAACATTGATGCGGCATACCCTGGGTCATTCAAGTGGGAAATCAACACTACTGGCAACAACAAGTTTGATCCTGTTGGGCAAAAAGCCGTTGTCAATGTTAACGACAAGGTTGGATTCTTGAAGGAAGTGGCCATGCACGAAGCTGGACACATGATTCAGCATGTGTGGCAAAAGGATAGCGCAATTGTAGCTCGGATGTTGGGAGATGACACACAGCCAGGGCTTGTTCGCAATCCAGATGGAACCCTAGACCCAGAGTTCAAGGCGTGGGCAGAAGAATACAACAACCTTCGTGAGCAGAATGATATGACTACAGCAACTTTGGATGAGCTTGCTGTTGAGTATTATACCGATCAAGGTGTACAGACGCTACTGGAGGACACTCTTAAAGGAAACCTTTACAAAGAGTCTCGCAAAACCCCACTTCGTCGTGCCGTTGAAGGCAGCTTTAGAACATTGTTTAATGCTACGCCTATTGTAAAAAACCTGCATTTTAAGATGGGTGGAGCGACTGATGCTGGTGGGCGCATGGTGATGGGTACAGGACTGCTTGCTGACGGGTTTAGGGAACTACCAGAGGTGAAAGCAATGGTGCGTCAAATGTACCGCGAAACCGCCGGTAAGCCAAAAGCAGCTAGAGTTCAGAAGGTTGTCGATGTTAAATCCGATAACCCTAAGCACTATCAAGCGACAGGCGTTTTAGATCAAGTTAATAAGCAAATTGTAGAGCGTGGCGAGAAGCTGCCAAACGGTGTTCTTATTCCAGACAAGAACGGCAACGGTGAAGGAATCCTTACTGATGACCACTTAAAAGCACTAGAGGAAGCTGGCGTTATTGATAATGGTGAATTTGGTAAGGCTTTACTACTCCAATCTGAAATTGAAGTCCCAACAAAGCATGGCACTCTTCTTGTTAACAAACCAATTGAACAAGGTCGCTCAGAACAGTTTGGCGGACTTACTGAGAACTATGTTGTCCCCACAAAGTGGGTACTCAAGAAAGGGCGTTTGTATCTTGAGGCAATGGACTTACGCCAGCTTGACAAGAATGTCGACAGGGCGGTCAAGAACAAGATTGCAAAGGAACTAAACCTTACTCGCAAGAAGATCTGCGAGGATATTGAAAAGTCAGTTGAAATCCAAAACAAAGGTCAATCGACTGACGCTTATTATCAAAGCATAGATCCCCAAAATTGGCAGAGACGGAAGAACTTCATTAACTCTGTTCTTGGCCAGCAAACAACCCGACAGCTTGGGATCAACCCAATGATGAAGGATGTGTCGCCAGATCTTGTGACTGGCATCTATCGCACATTCGCGTTTGACCGACTTCAGAGCGCAATTAAAACAACTGGAGATGTTGTTATCCCATTTGGCCCTACATCCTACTACAGCCTTCGTGATAATTTGATGCCTCAGTCGCCAAGGTTCAACCGAAATGGAGAGCTTGTGCCTGAGATGCCTAATTCAGCCAATGTTCGATACATGCCTAAACAGATGGCGCAAGATTACAAGAGACATGCTGAACTTGAATCTCGGAAGAGTTCACTTTCCGCTGAGGAGACAAAAGAAGCCACCAAGATTGTGGAAAGCGCAGCGCAAGAGGCTGGTTTCGTCAAGTTTCTTGATCGTTTTGTTTCCGCTGATTATATTATTAGTAAAAGCGATTTACGGGAAAAACTTAGCTCTTTCGCAAGAAAATATCTAGGGGCGAGAGTCCATCCTTCAGAAATACCAGTAATTGGCAATAGGGATTTGCGAATTAGTGACATCCCAGAGGTTTTGCGTGACGCAGTAACTTTATCTGAAGTATCAAAAAAATTAAATCGCGAGTCAGACATGGCTGGTAATGATATATTTGATATTGTAACTTCAGATAAAGAAAGCGGTACAATAGACCCTGTTACTGGAATTAACTCATCATTGTTTGATCTGAACATGGCGTTTAGAAATAAACTTAGGAGCGATTATGAAAAGCGATATAATGCTCTTAATCGGATAAAAGAAAAAACAAAAGGGCTTTATACTGATGGAGAGTTATTGCAAGCGACAAGCGAACTACCCAGTCTTATTGATATTGTTAATTCAGATACAAGAATAGCACTTCGTCGGGAAAGGGCAGGAGAATCCGCCACTCCATTTGAATCTGCTGAACCATTTACTGGAAAGCCCCTTATAAAAAGGTTTAATCTTAACGGAGGATTGACTTATGAAATCAAAAATTAAAAAGCAAGTCCGCTACCTGCTCAGTAAGGGTTCTCCGCTTTCCTCGACGCAACAAAATAAGCTCAAAAAAGAGTTGCACTCTGGAGCCGTTAAGGTTAAAAACGGCAAGAAGACCAAATGAGCGACGAAGACCTATCAGCGATTGATAGTAAAGAGGCGATGAAAGAGTTTTTCCTTGAGGTCAAGGAAAGGGCTAAGCAATTCCCTCGGAATACTATCGAGAACTACAACCCGAATGTGGCGGCGCAGATCCTCTGGATGCTTGCGCAGGGTGGGCGTATCAATGCTATTGCCAAGAAGTGCAGGGTGACGCATGAGACTGTTCGTGCGCTGGAGTGGAGGCATAACGATACGCTGGAGTCAAAGCGTAAAGAGTTCTCAAAACGCTACGCTATTGCTGCGGCTGAGTACACCGACCTGTTGTTCGAGAAAGCCGAACAACTGAGCCGTGACCCAGACCAGCTCAAGGCGATCTCCCCAGACCGATTAGCGTTGACTATTGGCATTATGACCGATAAGGCTGGACAGCTTTCTGGCATGGCTAGTACTATTGTCGAGCATCGCAAGGGGCCGTCTATTGATGATGCTGCCAAGATGATCGCGGAAGCAAAGTCTCGTATTGCCAATAAAGTCAAAGCACAGGCGGTAGAAGCCGAAATCGTAGAATGATACCAGAACCAGAATCAAGATACGCTGATTACGCTAAGGATGGAGGCAACCTCGTTCGCCACTACATGGTCGAGCATGACGGCGTTCAGCACAAGTGCCATACGCTTTGCTACGCTTCGTATCTAGCCGAGAAGTTCAACGCTAAGATTTGGAATGTGGTACTGGAGAAGTTCGTCAAGCCCTTCATTGGCGTATGCGAACATTGTAAGAAGCGTCGAGAGCTTCACTTTGTTGACGGGAATAGAGGATCATTTCCAGCGGAGGAGGATACATTTGGATGTGAGGAATGCGGGAGCGTTTACAGGATTGTTGACATCCTCATGGAGACAGACGCATATAAAACTAAGTAATGCAGTGGCGCAAACATCCAATCCTCCAGCCTCCCAGCGATGACGAGGTAGCCTTGATGGAGCCAGATGATCTCATTGAGCTTCATCGGGTGTACCATGAGGCTATTGAGAATGCCGAGAAAGACCCATTCCGCTACGGGTTTAGGCTTCCGCACTGGGAAAAGGCTGAAGAGCAATTGTCGCAAGTCTCTGAGGTTCTAGCACTCGGGGGCAACAGGTCCGGGAAAACTGCGTGGGGTTCTTACTGCGTGGTCAAAGCCGCCATCGAAAACCCAAAATCGGAGATCTTCTGCTTCGCTCAGACATCGGAGGTCAGCATCCGCCAGCAACAAAGCGCAGTGTGGAACTGGTTACCACATGAAATGAGGACAAAGCAAACCTCGGCTAATGCCTACATCTCGTACACAAAAAAGAACGGGTTCACGGACAACTCGTTGATTCTACCCAATGCTTCGCAGATCATCTTTAAGACCTATTCTCAATATCAGAATAACCCAACTATCCTAGAAGGTGCGGAGCTTGGTAGCCGTGACCCCCAGTGGCATAACATCGGTGTATGGCTCGACGAGTACCTTCTTGGCAACGAGCTTATTGACACCCTGCGCTTCCGTCTTGCTACCCGCAACTCCAAGATGCTGGTGACATTTACCCCGATTGATGGGTGGACTGAGGTGATTAAGGAATACTTAGATGGGGCGGCAAACGTCCAGAGCGTCGAGGCTGAACTGCTCAACGGCGAGCTTGTCCCCTATGTCCAGAGGAGTAAGAAGCGCAATGCCAGCGTCCACTACTTCCATTCCAAGGACAACCCTTTCGGTGGCTACGAGCGAATCAAGGAAACCCTAGTTGGAAGGCCTCGGGAGGAGATCCTAATTCGCGCGTACGGGGTTCCCGTTAAGTCCCACGCCACCAAATTTCCCAAGTTCAATAAAGAAGTCAATGTTGTCCAGCCATCAGAGATCCCAACTACGAATGTTACTCGCTATCAGATTATTGACCCAGCGGGTGCGAAGAATTGGTTTATGGCTTGGATTGCTGTGGATGCGTCTGGCACATTTTGGGTATATCGTGAGTGGCCGGGTGTCGATGTAGGCGACTGGGCTGAATGGAAGGGTGGCAAGTGGATGCCAGGACAAGGGGCTAAAGGACAGGGCTTTGGTATCCGTGACTACATGGACTTGATTGCCGAGCTTGAGGGTGACGAGAAGATCTTTGAGAGGCTGATCGACCCTAGGCTTGGAGCTGCCAAGTACCAGTCTGCGGATGGTGCATCTTCCATTATCGAGGATTTGAACGATGCCGGCATGGTTTGTATTCCAGCTCCAGGGTTAGACATCGACGATGGGCTACAGGCACTTATTGGCAAGATGTCATGGGACACCACTAGACCTGCGGATTCGGTCAACCGACCGCATTTCTATGTCTCTTCCGAGTGCGAGAACATTATCCAAGCTCTGAGCGAATACACAGGTGATGGGGGACTAAAGGAGGCATGGAAAGATCCAGTCGATGTGCTGCGTTACGCCGCCATTGCAGGAATAGATCATGTTGACGAAACCAGAAATCTTGCTACAAGACAAGGAGCAGGAGGCTACTAACAAGCTATGAAGACTCAAAACAAACCGATAGTTGCCGAGGAACTTATCATCGACTGCTTAAAAGAAGCGTATCTCAAGAGGGCAAAAATGGAAGAATATGGGAAAACCCCTAGACTTACGGAGGAGATTGAAACCCTTGAACATGCGATTCGATACATGAAATCTAAACTAAACCATGAAAACAGCACCAACTAAGAAAGCGGCAAAGCGCGGTCGCCCACCTAAAGCTAAGCCAGAAACCCTTGATTCCCCCGTAGAATCTCAAGATGATACCACCTATGAGGGCGACTATCTAGTTATCCGCAAATGCCCAAACCCTAGCTGGGTAATGGTTCGCATGGATGGTGAGGCAGTCCCAGTTAAGGCTCCACCCAGGGTTTCGCACAAACTAGTTGGCAAACCAATAAAAGTTGTTATGATACGCCCCGAAGTAGGCGAGCAGTTCTACGAATACATGCCATCATGAGCGCACCAACAGAAGAGCAAGAAGAGTCGATGATCTACGCCGAGGACGGCCCTAATGTCATGGCGTTGGCTGATGCCTACGACAATTGCCTTATTGACTTGGAGGAATACTTTGAGGCTTGCTTGCGTTCATATGATGACCGCCGTAACCTTTGGCCAGGTAAATCAGACGACCTCCGCAAACAAGCCGCAAATGCCTTTCCTTGGCAGGGAGCTAGTGATATTGAGGTCAATGTTGTCGGGGAGCGTATCGACGCATTTGTGGCTATCCTAGACCAAGCATTGCAGCGTTCCCACATCAAGGCGTTCCCTACTTCAATGGCATCCATGCCACGGGCTTCAATGGTGTCTGGGTTCCTTAAATGGATGCGCTCCACATACATCCCAAACTTCCGTCAACAGATGGAATTGGGTGCTAATTATCTGCTAGAGAAGGGGTTGATGGTGTCATATGTCGGATGGAAGCGTGAAAAAAGGACATATTTGCAACAGGTATCCATCGAGGAAATCGCACAAGTCTCCCCCGATCTAGCGGAACTTATTGTTAGTGGTGCTGATGACGAGATGGTATTGGGCATGTTGCAGACAGCCTTCCCCGACCTATCGTCAAAGCGTGCAAAAAAAGCCATTATGGATCTTCGTCAGAAGGGCTTGGCTGAAGTCTCTGTCCCTCGTACATCGGTAGATTGCCCAGTAGTTTACTCATGCGCCCCCGATGGCGAGGTTCTTTTCCCATCGTATGTGACTGATCCTCAACGCGCTCCGTATGTGTTCTGGCGCACATTCCTAACATCTCAGGAGCTTGAGAAAAAAGTAACCTCCGAGGGCTGGGATGCCGATTGGGTTGAGAACGCTATCGAGCGGCTTCGTGGTAAGGACTCCATGTACCTCGACGGCGAGAAGCTCAAGACAATCGACCGCTTACCTATCACGGACGATAATGACCTTGTTATGGTGGTGTATGGCTACCAGCGTTTGATTGACGAGGAGGATGGCTCTGAGGGCATCTACTGTACGGTCTTCCACCCAACCACAGAAGGCTTCGCCAAACACGAACTCCTTAACGGCTATGACGACTACCCCTTTGTGGTTACGCGCCTATCGAACGACCAGAAGCGCATGTACGAAACCCAGACCTTCTCGGACATTCTCCGTGGAGCGCAAATGCAAATCAAGACCGAGCGTGATTCTCGTATTGATCGTGCTTCTCTGGCTACTCTCCCTCCATTGTTGCACCCGGCTGGTCGTCCTCCCTCTGATTGGGGGCCAGGAGTAAGGGTTCCGTATCGTCGCCTTGGTGAGATCCAATGGGGGCCGCCGCCTCCAGCTGATAATGGTTCTATCGAGGTTGAGGTATCTATGACCGCACAGGCAGACCGTGCCGTTGGTCTTGATATGTCCAACCCAATCTCCGCCTCCCGCCAGCAATTCGTGGTGTCTAAGTTCTTGGATCATGTCCGCGATGTGCTGAACATGGCGTGGAAGTTGTATCAGCGCATGGGTCCGGATGAGGTATTCTTCCAAGTTACTGGAAATCCCAACCCACAGGTGATGACCAAGGGTTCGGCTGACGAGAACTTCTCTATCGTGGTAAACTTTGACTCACAGAGCAACGACCCAGAGACTGCCGAAACGCAGCTTAAGAACATGGTGTCATTGGTGCAACTCGACCGCAACGGCATCATGGATGTCAATAAATTGCTTGAGTTTACGGCATCTAGCATCAATCCAATCTTTGCTGACTATGTTTTACAACCCGCTGAGGAGGCGCAGCAGAAGGTTGCCAAGAATGTCACGGATGACCTTGCTAAGATCTTCGCTGGCATCGAGGTTCCTGCCCAGCCTAATGGCGCACAGATGGCAATGCAGATGATCCAAGCCTATGTCCAGCAACCAGACATCATGCAACGCGCACAGCAAGATGAGGCATTCGGTGCAAGGCTTCAGAAATATATGGAGCAATACCAGTTCCAGCTTCAGCAAATGCAAAACGCTGAGATCGGTCGCATCGGCACAGCTCCCGCTCAAATGGGCGGCATGACAACTCAAGGAATGCAACAAGGATAACTTATGAAAAAAGGTAAATTAAATGGCTGCGGCCACGAAAAGATGGAGCGTAAAGGCAAAGGCAAAGGCAAAGGCTATGTCGAGATCGAGATTAAGATGAGCCGTGCGCCGAAGAAAACCGCTAAGCGCAAGTAACAATGCCATCCATCAACCCACCACAGCAAAAGATGGGGCTTAATCTCCCATTGGTTAAATACGGAAAAAGACCAGACAAGACTCAAAAGGGGCAGGGTTACCTTGGCGAGCTGAAACTACCAAACGGCAGCGTTGCTACTGAGTATTCCACTCAGAGTGGGGCCGTAAAGGTTGATGGTAAGCAAATCGACTTCCCTACACTTGTTCCAACCTTGAGCAAGAATGAGGTGGCCCTAATGCAAAATGACATTATCCCAAACAAAAAGCCAATCCCTGAGGCAATTATGCAGAAGGCTATTGAGCATGCCAAGATGAGACTAGCCAAGAAACTAAGCCCATTCAAATGACCCCAATACCAAAACCAAGCATCCAAGTAGCCGTAGAAGCCCTCCGTGACCGCGAGGAATATGCCGCTATCCTTCAATTCATCCACGATGAGCGTGAGAAGTTCTTTGGTGACTTCCGCCAAGCAGAATCATCGAATGATGTGATGAAGCTCGCAGGAAGCATTTCTACGCTGGATGAACTACTCTCCGTGTTATCCTAACAATCAATATAGAAAATAATTATTATGATGAATCGCCAAGGCCTTAATAAGGCAGTCTCCAACAAGATGCAGTCAATGGGTGGCATGAATGCCATGAGAACCCAAGCCGCGAAAGCAATGCCTACAAGCATGTTCTATCGACCAACGGCATCTCAAAACAAAGCTCGCGGCACAATGTCATCAGCCACTTACAAGCCAATGGACGGAATGTGATTGCTTGACAAACCCGCTAGAATAGTCTAAGCATTCCCCGCATTCAACTTCGGTTGCGTGTGTTTTGTTTCATCGTTCGTTTCATAGTTTGCGCCCTCGGTAGATTAAAACCCTGCCGAGGGTGTTTTCTTTACGCCATTAGAATGATCTTGTCTTTAGCGTCTTGTTCCTCAATCAACTGATTGAAGTCACGGACATGGTGGGCATATTCAATGTCCTCATAGTAACCTCCAATTATTTCAATTCTATGGGGATGTCTCATCTTGCGTATCGCGTGTTGCTTGAGTTGATACGCCCTGCCAGTTGTTATCCCTAGAAGCCTACCAAGTTGAGCTGGTTTTAGGTCATCGTTCTGAAGGATAAATATATCGCGCTTATCAATTCCAGACTCAAGTATCTGAGGCCAAAACCCATCAAGGCTTATTTCGCATCCATTTGGTAGCTTCTCGTCCTTACCGACAAGCCTCAGCTTCTTTTTTAATTGTCGTTTTTGGATGTCAAGTTGATCAATGTTACCTCTAATCGTATCAATGATTTGGTTGATCCTAGCGATCTTTCCCTTCTCAAACTCGATCTTTCTGTCTACCGATCTGATTTCCTTTTGTATTTGTTCTGCATTCATAGCGTTTCGAGGCTTATTTTATAGGGTGTTTTGTAGCGTTCAAGAATAATTTGAATTATTTTGCATGGTGCTCGGCATCACCAACGGTTAAGTTGACTTACACTTGACTCCCGGCATTCGAGGAAGGCTCTAGGGCATAGTTCGCCTTAAGCGGCTAAACTATGTTGATACTCCCGTATATTCTTCGGAAAGGACATTCACACACCAGCAGGGCTGGAACTAGAGATAGCCGAAGGTTGTGAGTTAGCGGCATCAAACTCTCTAGTCGTCACACTTTATTAAGCTGCTTCGTCGATCATCAGGCAGCACCTTTGTGAGATTCTTACCTAGCTTCCGTGCGGTCGTTTGAGCGTTCCTCGGTT